CACCCAGCCTGCCTCAGCGCCAATCGTCACCTCGACGAGATCGTCAGGTGACGTAGTGCCACCGAACTCCAACGTCAGTTTCCTGTCCGTCGAGTCGGTGTTGCAGGCGTACAACCAGATTTCCTCATAGTTGGCGCCCGTAGCACTCGTGCAAGTGTGGATGTCGGTTCCCGCCGTAGCAGTAGCGACGACCTTGATGTTCTTGCCGTTCGTGCTGTGCGACAGCTTTTCTTTAGAATATGTTGCCATTGGCCTTCCTTAGTTGAAAATCGCGTTGTTCAAAATGAGCTGTGCATCATTGGTCGTCACTGAAATAGCGGGCGTTGTCCCACCAGACGACACAATCGGGGCTGTCCCAGTAACCGACGTAACCGTCCCCACCGTGGGCGCAGCCCACTTCATACCCGTGCCCTCCGACGAATCGGCAGTCAACACGTAAGTGTTGGTGCCGACAGCCAGACGGGTAATCGTGTTATCAGCCGAAGCGGCCAGCAGATCACCCTTAGCGTCCACCAGGGTGTTTTGCACCAACCCAGGTGACGAGTTCACAAACGTCTCAACGTCGGAGAAGTTCGTGTTCATATCGGCGGCCACAATCGTGGTGCCCGCCGAAAAGTCGTTTGTGACGGCCAAAGTCGCCATTTAGCGCAATCTCCTCGGGTTATACGTGAACGCCATAGCGTTCACCTCCCAGTGGTTGTTCGTAGAGGGACCGTTGACCTTCAAACTAATACTGAGGGCTGTCCCAAGTGTCGGTAAACGCACCACATCGGCGACCAGATCCCTCGAAATGGCGTCCCATGCGGCGTAATAGTCGGAATCGGGGTCGGCGTCATCCCACTTCGCCGTATCCCACACCGAATCGGAAGTCCTGCCCGTCACATTCACGTCAAACGTCGTCGTCTGCGACGACTTGTCATAGTTCTTGTAAACCTGGACGGGCATCGTGATCGTGTCCTGCGCCAAGGTGATAAACCTTGGCTTCCCCCACCGTTTCTTCGTGATCGGATCGTTGCCCGTCAACCACGGCGTCACGAAATGAGACGCAATATGTGTTTCCGTTGAACCCGTATAACGGTCGGAGTTGCGGTTCTGCTCGTCCTCAACATCGACAACGGCCCCCGTGTTAGCGACACAACCAGCCAACACCGACGCCCGTTCGTTCGGGGGGCGGTACGCCATCATCGGCCCAGCGTCAATGTCGGTCATCGTCCAGGCGCCGCCCTCGCCAATCGTCGGATCGTAAATCAGCGTCCGCCTGGTCGTAACCCCCTCCACCGTCCAGTCCAAAGACACGAACAGCTTGTTGTCACCCCACGCCAACTGGGGCGGATTCACGAATGTGATCCGCCCATCGTCAATGGCGGGCTGCAACTTGGAGAACAGGTAAACGAACTGTTGCCCGTTGTACAGGTAGACGCCTTCCTCCGCAGACCAGAAGAACACCCCGTTCGGGGTGACCGCAGGCGACGACAACGGAATCATCCCCACCGACGCAGACTGCAACTGCACCTGGAACGAATCAGAGTCGTAGCCGAAGATCGCATACGTCGAATTCGACTTGAACACCAACAGACGGTCGCCGAAAGCGGCCATGCCTGTGATGTAGTCGCCGTGCTCCCCCAGGTCGATGTCCACATAGTCCGAATCGGGGCTAGCGGAACCCTCCTCGCCCCACTTCTCAGGCTCATTCGCGTTAGACCAACGAACCCTCGACTTGTGCGCCGTAGACCCCTCATACGTATGGGCAGCCCACGCAAAATTGTTCCAAAAGGCCACATACTGGGCTTGTGGAAAGTTCCCTGTCGTCCCGTCAAACGTGGTGCCCAGATCGGCGGCAGCCGACCCGTTCCACCTGAACGACGGCTTGTCATACGACACCCCGTAGGCGACATCGTTCATCGTCATCCCGTACACGCGGCTACCGTCCGTACGGGCCGTGATGCCCGTCAAATCGGTGAAGTTGGCGCTAGTGGACTGGGCGACCTTGGTCCCATAGTTGACCATGACAGCGTTCGTTCCACCACCCGTGTGGAACCCCCACATGCCCTTCACGTCAGCCGACAGAGCCGTCGTGTTCCTGCGGTCCACGCCGTCACGCATCCGAACCCCGCCCCTGGGGTCCACCACCACGTTCAACAGGTCAGGCGACTCGTTGGGGGCCAGATTGAACTGGTCCGACCGCAGATTCAGGCCACCTGAGAAAGATTCGAGCGCGGTAAGGCGAAACCCGCTGCCTCGCGCGCCAGCGCCACGAGCCATCTGCTACTCCCAGGAATAGCGGAGACGGTTGGGCAAAATGACCTGCGAACGCCACCGCGAAGCGGTGCGGCTGTTCAGCATGATCGGTTGAGGGGCAGGCATGTCCACATACCTGTCCTTCAAGTTGTCCAGCTCGCCCTCGAACAGGGCGAAATACTGGGCTGCCATCCCAGGGTCTTCCTGCTGCTCATAGGCGCGGGCGATACCATAGGTGGCGACCAGAATGTGGAACGGTGCGGGCAAATCAGACGGCTCCGTCGCATCCGACGAAGCCGCCCCGAACGCTGTCGGATCCTGATAGCCGCGCACATACACCGTATAGGCGGAACTGGGGGTCGGATATAGGCGAACCGATTCCGCCCAGAACGACCACCACCAGGCGTCACCCGTCGTGTTCATGTCCAACGGGTAGACGACATCGCCCGAATCGCGGCCCACATAGGACACGACATGGTTGTCGGTGCGTAACGCTGCGATCTCCCGCAAACCGTTCGTCACCGACGCGCCGACCACGGCCAACGTGTAATCCTTCTGGTCGGCGACAGTCTCAAACGTCGTCGCCACCTCGTAGAACGGCCAACGCTTCTCCGAATAGACGATCTTGTCGTACCCCTCGCCGAGGAAACGGTTCAGGGTGTCGTCCGCGATGTCGGACGAATCAATATCCACCACAGAGCGGATATACGAGCGCATGGTGGAAATGTCCACCCGCTACTCCTTCGGGGTGTGGAAGACGCACAGGTCGCTGCCCGTAACGGGGCGCCCCTTACAGGGTGCCCCGCTACGAGTCAGCGAACTGCACTTGATGACCTCAGGAACATCGGGAGGGATGTCGATACGCTGGACGCGCTGAATGTTTCTCGACGGACCCACGGTTTGTGGCCGTGGCGACGCGTCGCGGAAACCGTCAGCAGGCTGCCCGTAAGGGCGCTGCCCCGTCTTATGCGCGTATGCGAAACCTCGTCCCATCATGCTCCTAACAGGTCGAATAGACGGTCTTACGCAGGCGTAATCCCGTACATGAAGCCCTGACGGGCACGGTTACTCGTCGTCAGTTCGCCGTAGCAAAGCAACTGCGAGTAAACGGCATCCTGGTTGGTGGGACGCACGAACGGCGTTGGCTTGAACCAAACGTCGGAATGTGCCACCAGTTGCAGGTACTTGGTGTTGAGGAAGTAAAGCTTCCCCTCGCCTGCCAGAGTGCCGTCAAAGGTGAGCGGGCAGCCCTTGAACAAAAGGTTCTGGAAACCGCCATCAGCCATATCAGTATCGGTGTAACGGATCTGATCGACCAGCAGAGCCTCGTAAGCCTCGTACTGGTTCTGACCCGTGATGCCGATAGTCGGCTGGTCATTACCAACCGAACAGTTGTTGTACAGGGTCGCCATCGAAGCGAGAGTGATCGCAGTCGAACCCTGGTTCGTTACCGCAGACCTCCACCACGAGTTGTCCGCATCAGTGGCATCAATGCCACCAGGGGAACCAGTGGAACCGACCAGAGCACTCAGGCCCAGCCAATCCTTGTTACTGTTGCCAGTACCGTTCCCGAACAACATGGTGTTCATGTTCTCGATGATGGTTTCCTGCGTCTGGAAAATCTTGCCTTCCAGCAGGTCGATAATCTGGGCTTCGCCATTGTTCTTGGCTTCCTCGACGCCCGAGATTGTCACTGTGGCCGCATACTGCTTCCAGTCGTACTCAGCAGCCGAAATGCCTGTCTGAGCAGTCGTGTCAATAGTATCGGTGCCGCTGTACGAGCCAGCGGTCGAGTTCGTCCCGTAAATCACTGGGACGACGATCTTCGCTCCGCCACTGATCCGACGAATGGTCTGGCCGTTCGTCAAAGCGTAGAACAACGGTCGCGCGCTGAAGATGTTATCCGTCAGCTTGGGAACGTAGTTCTTGAGTGTGGTAGAGAGAATCTCGTCAAAGTTGCTGTTGCCAGCCGCCATCTGAAACCCCCTTCAAAGGTTTAGGTGCCTAATTCCTGTTTGGCGAGGGCAAAGGCTTCACGCAACGAAGTGACCTTCTTGGGCGACCCGTCCACAACGGTGCCCTGCTGGACGGTTTTGCCGCCCTCCACAGGAGCGCCACCACGCTTCGCTTCCAAGGTTTCCTGATCGCGCTGAAGTTTCCCAGCGTAACCAGCCAACCCGTTGAAGTTCATGTGGGTGTACGCGGCCTCCAAGTTGGCGATCTTGTTGTCCAGGGCATGCTTGAACAGCGCCTGCTCATCAAAATTGCCGTATTGGCCCTTCAAGCGTGAAACTTCCTTGTCCAACGCTTGCTTCCTATGCGTCTGCGCCTGTCGAGCAACCTGGGCCTCCAAATGGGCGACACGTTGAGCAGTCGGATCCTCGTCCTCCCAAGACGACACGTCGTCCTGAGGCACGGGGCTGTCCGCCACGCCCAAAGCGTTCCCCAACGCGGCCAAAGTTCCCTGCGGGTCGGCCTCCAGGGCCGACACGATGGTTTCTGCCTGTTGTAGACGCTGACGTTCGGATGCCAACTCCTGCGTCTTACGGGTGTAATCCGCCTGACGTTGGTATCCGCTTTGCAGTTCCTCAAGACTGACCTGATGCTGCTCCCCGTCAACTTTCACGGTGTAGCCGCTGGTTTCCGTCGGTTCTGTTATAGGAAGCTCTGGACTGTCCACCGCAGCGGATTCTGTTGCTTCCATGTTTTCTTCGGGCACTTCTGCCTCCTGGGAGTCCTTGACGGTTGCTCCTAATAGTCACGGTGAGGGTGTCCCACCGTGGATCAAAGCGCAGGCAATTCCAAACCCATCTGGTTTTGCAACTGCGCCAACAACTCGGGCGGGACACCGCCCGTCGGGGCGAACGCCCCCAAATCTGGCCCCTGCGGCATAGGCACAGGGGGTACCTCGGGAGGCATCGGCTGCTGGGGCGGCATCGGAGTCTCACCAGCAACAGCCTGCTCCTCAGGCGTCGCAGGCTGACCCTGCTGCACCAAAAACTTCATCGGATCCTTCACATCGAATCCTTCTTCGAGAACGTGCATCGCCAACGCCGTCGGATCAATCACCGTTCCGATCAGAGGCGCAATAGCGTTCATCAAAGACACCGCCTGCTGCTTACGGATCGTGTCATTGATCGGCTGCGTCGAACCGCCCTCCACCGTGAAATCGTACTCGCCGCTGATCTCCTCCCGCGTATAAGCGACATACAACGACTCGCCGCCCTTCAACGCGACACGGGCCATCGACTCCCCCGTCATATACTGCTGAACGAGCTGCAACACGCGGCGGCCAATCTGAGAAATAGCAATCTCGATCAAAGCCAACTTGTCGGCAGCCCTGGCGTTCTGAGCGTCAGCGATAATACTGGCCTCCGTCGCCGTGCGACGGATCTCAGGCAAAGCCCCCCTGGCGTACTCCGAAATGCCCGACACCGTGTTGATGTCTTCCTCAATAATGTTCGAGTACGCATAGATGTCGCCCGAAATGGGAATCTGCGGCATCGGAACAACAACCTCAGACAACGGCTTGTTCTCATCAACCACAGGGACAAGGCGCCCGTCATCGTCGGCTTCCAAAGCCTCACGGCCCTCAGGGCCAAACGACCTCTCGTGGTACAGGTACTTGCGGGCGTACCGCTTCCTGTCGTTCATCAACTGGGAACGGGTCTTGTCCAACTCCAACTGCAACGACTCAATCGGTTCCAAATCGCCAATCGGGTAGAACACGTCAGGAACGTCATAGTTGCGGAGCATCACAAACGGCTGCCCGAACGCATACGGCATCACCGTAGGCGGCACCAGGAACCCGTCGCCGTTATCAGCAAACACCGACATCTTGTTCGACGGAACGTCGTAATACTCCCAGATGACCACACGGTCATCCTCCACATACCGCTCCAACTTGTCCTCGTAATAGCCGTCCGAATACATCGGGTTCACGCCAGCGTTCGCAGACAACCCCTTACGCACCGAAGGCGAATAACGCTTGTCGTCCTGCGCCTCCTTCAACGGGCGGACAATCCGCTGGGCAATCCACATCGCATCCTCGATGCAGGTCGCCTCAGGGTCCACGAACATGTCGAACGGAGAAACCCGCTCCACAAACGGCTGATCCTCCACCACCGTCATCTGCGTCGTCGGCAGATTCGCCGCTATCTCCTCATCGGACGGCAAATCGGAAGCCAAAAACGGTTCCTCATAAGCGAAAGCGTTCGCCTCACCGACCGCCTGCTCATACATGGCGTCGCGTTCCCCGTCACCCAGGGAACGCTCCTGCTCGACAAACCGCCAACCGACCTTCAACCAGCCGTGCCCCAAGATCAGGAAATCTTTTACAGCACGACGGAAAGGCTTACGGAAGTCGTGATGGCGCCACAAATGGTTCACGACCGCCTCGACAAACGAGGCGTTCGCCTCGTCGCCAGGATGGTTGGCCTTCACCACGATCTTCGGATGGTTCACCGCCACCGAAGGGGCAATCACGTTCACCGTCGAAAACGACAAATTGACCGTGATCAGATCACGCTGCGCCGACGTAGTACGAGGCCAATGCTTGCCCCGATACATGTCGATCAGGCGACGCCACGTCCTGTCGTAGCCCTCCTCGTCGCGCCAACGGCGCGACAAGTCCAACCTGTGCTGAAAATCGCCTAAAAGTTCATCTCGGGTCTTACGAGCCATCAGAAATAAGCCTTGTCAGGCAACCTTTCGATATTGCGCCCCTGAGACAACGCCTCAGATTCGGCCTTACGGCCCCGCTCCTCACGGGTCAAATGCTGCTCGTCAGCAGGCAACTGAGCGCGGAAACCGCGCCCAGTTGCCACACGGACACCCAGCAGCTTCTGCCTCCACTCCCACAAATCGTCCAACTCGTCATCATGGACATCCTCACGGATGCCGCGAACGTACGAGCAAAACTCGTCAAAAGACGCCCCCTGCGGGAGGATCGCCACGATTACGGGCGCTTGGTGTGAGGCGCTGCGTTGTGGCCCTTCAGGTCAGGCTGCGGCTTCGCAGGCTCAACCTTGCCCGTCTCGCCATGCTGGTTGAACGGGGTGTCGCGCACCGCAATCTGGCCGTAACCGCCCGTCTGGTTGTTCACCTTCGGTGAATCAAACCGCTGCTTCGGAGATTGCGGTGCCGCAGGCTCCCAAATCGGGTTAGCCACGACAGAACCGCCACGCTCCATCTTGTTGTTCTGACCCTTCGCGCCGTCAACAGTCTGCGACGCCGAAGTGTGCGAAACGAACCTAGCCATAAAAAAACTCCTGAGTGAAGTGGATAGACATGTCTACAAACAGCGTTCAGGGTGTCCCACGGACGCCCGTCGCGCCGATACGAAAGTTCCCAGGGTCCAGATCGTCAGCCACAGCAAGGCGCCGAAACCAGTCCACAGTCCAATAATCGTCAGGGTGGTCAACATACTCAGGGGCATGAGCATACTTCCTCATCTGGTTCGCCAACGCCAAAGCCATCACCCTGTCGTCATACGGCGACCCCGACATCGAACCCCGCTCGTTACGGGTAAAGGTCCGCAACTCGCCCACAGTATGACGATCAAACAGGCGCAACTCGTCGTTACGCAACGCCATCCCCAAATCGTCAATCATTAAAGGCTTCGACGTGCGCGTCGTCCGCCAACCAAACTCCATCGACACCTTCGCCGTCGCCTGGTTCAACGACCGCTTCCGAAACAGGCGCGGATACCCCAACTGGCGCAACATCGTGATCGTCGTCAAACCATGATTGTTCGACTCGACGCAACACAACGCATCCCGATACCACAAACCGACACGAAACACCTCCGCAGCCAACTCGTCAGGCGGAATATGGCCGTGCCATATCGCCGCCTGATCGCCCGTGTTCACATCCAACACCTGGATGCACGAATAGTCGCCATGCCCCAAACCCTCCGCCGTGTCCACCCCCAACACGTACGCGTGATTGCTTTCAGGCTTACACCAAACCTCCAAGCTCACGACCTGAACTCCACAGACCTCGCCGACAACTCGTGCAAATAGCCCGACAACCCAGGGCGGCAACGAACCATCAACTCGTCCAACACATCCAAATCGAACACAGGATTACCCGACTTTACAAACGCCTCCTCAGGCGTAGTCGGATACTCCTGAGCCAACTGCCACGGCAACATCGACTCGACCTTCGACTCGTACCAGGCGTCATCCCGATCCTCCGTAGCAGACCACGGATAAAACATCGGCTCAAACTTGTTGTTCCCCGTGCTCGACCCCACCCATAAATGGTGAAAGAAGTTCCCCGAACCATTCGCCGTAGACAACCCGATAATCCGCCCGCCCACATCGGCCACAGGCTCAATCGAAGACCACGCCTCCTCAGGATTAGGCAAAAACGCCCACTCGTCCACCACGATAAGCGTGGCGGACTCGCCACGCGCAGGATCAGACGCAGACGGCATCGAAACAATCTGAGAACCATTACCGAAAAACATGCGCTGCTGATGCTCAACCAGGCTACGCGGCCCCCTATCAACCATCCACGACGGCAAATGCGAAAACCCGTACTTCGTCTTCCGCAACAACTGAACCGCCTCACGCTCCGTACGAGACAGATCAATAATGTTCTGATCAGGATGAAAAAACGCCAACCAAAACTGGTGCGCCGCCACCAACGTAGACCAGCCGATCTGACGGGCCTTCAACGTCAACGAATAACGGTGATTATCCCAATGGGTCAAAGCCGCAGACTGAGCATCCCTGAGATCAAAAAGAATTCGACCATGAGCAGGATGAGCAATATGCCAATACTTGCGTAAGAAATACGGCTCATCGCGGGCACACTTCCGCCACTCCGCCTCCTGGCGCAGCTCACCGAGACGGCTCATCTAATCGAACAACGACTGTAACGCCCGACCCAAACCCCAAACCAGGAACGCAATAGACAAAAACACGGCCGTCACCGTGATCGACACGAACCACCTCACTGACACGACTCACAAACCTCAG